GGGGCTATGTAGCCCCACCCTTTATGGGTGCTGTGGAAAGTAAAAGGTAAAGGTATGGAAGCAAAAGTAACAAATACATTCGGAATCAAATATTTAAGTAAAGGTAGACCTGGGAAAGGGCTGTATGCAGTTAAGCTTGAAATTGCTTGTTCAGGGGGTAAGCATGGGAAATATGAATACTTTTATGAAGGCAATGATTTTGAGTTAGCAAAGGCAATAGCACTAAAGGTTCAACAGCTTATGGGTTCAGGTGGAAAAATTGGACAAACAAAAGCACTTGAATGGAAAGATTTCGATATGGAAGGGTGGTTAAAAAGCTATGGCAATAAAAATAAGAAAATCAAAAAGTCAAAGTAGGTTTTGTGAAGGATGCCCAGATAAAAGAAATGTTGATGGTGTAGACATTTATGAAATTTATATTGGTAATGGTAGGCAAGGACATATTCATAAGTTATGTACTGACTGCATGCATGAGCTATTACAAAAGATGATTATTATTGGAGCAAAACATAATGGAGTTTAAAAACCCTTACTGGTCAAACAAATTAAAAATGAGTGCTTTACAACGTTGGATAATTGTTCATAGCATATTATACTACGAAATGGATAGCTCAATAGTTTCAGACAAGATGTTTGATGCTAATGCAAGGCAATTGGTTAAAATGCAAAAACAATATAGTGACGAGGCTACTCAAACTGATTATTGGTATGCATTTTACGACTTTGATGGTAGTACAGGCTTTGATTTGTTTGGTAGGTTAAAAAATAAGGACAGGCGATACTTAACACAGATTGCACAACATGTCCTTAAATTACATAAAGCAGGAGGCAAAAGGAATGAAAGATAGTGATATTGTTAAAGTCATAATTGATAAAAAGGTCTGGGAAATTACCAGGAAAATGGCCAATGGGATTATAAACATGGCTAAGAAAAAATACTCTGAGCAAAACGTCAATGCGATAGTTGCTGTTGAAAAGGACGGCATGATTTCATTGCAAAAAGACGTTTTTGATAAAACAGATGCCTTTGTTAAGGCGGTTGCAAATTGGGAACATGGTGGTTATAAGTGTTACTATAACACAAAGAAAGGTTAAAGGTAAAGTAAAATGTCAAAATTAAGAGAAAAGAAAGAGATGCTGGTAAAAACATGGGAAAAGTTGTTCGATAAGAAAGTTGAGGACAGCTTAACAGAAAAAGGTTTGAAAAAGCTTTGGGACGAAAATACTGACGTTGGTGAAGCATCAGATATGCTTACAAGTGCAGCAATAAACGACCTTGTTAGCAGTGTGTTAGGTGATATTGTTGATAAGGTACCTAAAAATACATCCGGTATCATTATTGTTGGATTAGGTGATGACGATGACGATAATGAAGATGTTGAGGAAGAAAATACTGAGTGTGGTCAAGGTCCTGAGGTTAAAAAAGAGGGCATGTTTAAAGTAGTAAACCTTACTACAAAGAGAATTTATGATGACGGATTTTGCAGTGAAGAGGAAGCACAAGACTTCATTAAAGAAACTTGCATGAACACGCATTATTCAGTTAGTGAGTTTGGCATTGTTCAGGAGATGGTATAATGGCTAAACGTACTACTCGTTTTTATAGAAGAAATGAGGAAGAGGTTATGGAGGCTTTAGGCCTCCAGCCCACTAAAAACTCAGGTGCTGGTTGGGTTGAGAAAGAGGATGGACAAAATGACCATTTAATAGCTCAATTAAAGAGCACAGATGCTGCTAGTATCAAAGTAAATTTAAGGGACATTGAGGTGTTGGAAGCAAATGCCTTAGTTGCCCATAAAGTTCCAGTGTTTGTTATTCAGTTTCTTGGAACAGGCGATGTATTTATCATGGCAAGGCCTAGTGATATGGAACATGTTGTTGAATATATAAACACAGGAAATTGCCAGAGGCCCACAGTTGGGTTTGAAATAACAGAAGGTAAGAAACCAAAGGTAAAAACCATAAAGTCATCTGAGGGTTCAAGGAATGATTTTTGGGATAATAAGAGGAAGGAGGCAGAGCAATATGGAGAAACATATCGAAGTAAAGGTCATAGGAAAGTATAATGGTCACTCAGTTAAAGCTAACCAGTCAGTAGACTTGGGAATCAAGGCGGGTTACGACCAGCTTGCTCAGGCTGTACAGCTTTTACAGTTCTTGAACAATGATGTAACAATCAAAGCTAAAGTGCCGGATGCAAAACCTTTTGGTTTGGGAACGTTTAGGGTACAAGCAGTTAACATTTCACATGATGGTGAAAGCGCTATTAAGTTTAATAGCATGGCAGATTTTACAGAAGTAGATAATTTCTCAAAGCTTATAGGCAGTGAGATAGTTGTTTTAAGAGTTTCAGCAGATATTGAAGTAGAAGACAGTAAGGAGGAATAACCAATGACATGCTTGATAATTTTATGTTGGGCATACTTGATATTTTTGATTTTGGGAAGGATAGCTAACATCGATAAAAAAGATAGTTGTAGTGTTAGAATAAGAGAGAATGATAACTTTACAATTATTACTTTGATTATTATACTGGTTGTTATTTACTTCCTAAAGTAAAAGGAGGTGAAAATGATGGGAAAAAGTAATTTTGTTGAACTTGCAAATGCATCTTTAAGCAACAAAAGGCAGGCAGTTATTAGTAGGCTTGATGATGGAAGTTATACTATTGGTCAGAAGTTAGAAGTTAAAGAAAAAGACAAGACAATAAACATCTTCCTTAAGGGAGCTTTACATGCTGAAGATTTATCAGCATTACAAAATTTAAGGGATGCTATTAACGTAGTACTAAAAAAAGAACAAAAAAATTAAAATTAGGGGTGTACAAATAACAAATTTTGTTATATAATATACTCATAACCAATAAAAACCAAATAAATACAGCTTTAAGGTTAAAACAAAACAAAGAAAAAATTAAACAAAGTAAATTGTCAAAGGAGGACAAAAATCATGGCAAAAAATTGGAAAGTTGGCGAAGCAGTAAGAGCTATTCAGGCAGGTAACAAAGAGGACATTTTGGATATTGGAAGAAGATTTCCGTTATTCGCAAATTTAGCAGCACAGGTTAACGAAGCAGGCGTGGCAATGCTTGATTGTGTTCCGGATTATTGCACGGCAAGAAAAATTGAATCTGTTCTGAAAGGTGATGTTCAGGAAACAGAAAACGAAGAGGCAGCTGAAGAGGAAGTTAAGGAAGAAACTCCCGTAAAGAAAGCTCCAGCTAAAAAGGAAGCACCCAAGAAGGCAGCTAAAAAGGAAGTAGAACCTGAAGAGGAAGAAGATTCCCTTGAAAGCAAGTCTGCTAAAGAACTTTACGATATGTGCAAGGAAGCAGGTTTAAAGGTTAAGCCTAAACAGGACAAATCCGTTTACATCGATGCTTTAAACGCAGCTAATGAAAAGGCTGAAGAAGAAGCTGATTGGGACGAAGAGGAAGAAGAGGAAACTCCTAAGAAAGCACCTGCAAAGAAAGCTAAAAAGGAAGCACCCGCTAAAAAGGCAGCACCTAAAAAAGAAGAAGATGATGACGATGACTGGGAAGTCTAATCAACATAAACCCTCGTATCACTTAAAATAAGAGGTACGGGGGTTAATCCCGTTTATAGGAGTGAAGCAAATGTCAAAAAAGATAATTGAAGTAGTTGAAGGTGACTTCAGATACCAAGATTACGAATCAGAAACACAAAGATGGTTGTTAAAAATCGATGTGTTAAGGAAAAGAACTAAAGAAGGTGAAAAGGTTAGCATTGATGACCTTGATAAATTGATTGTTAAGCTTGAAAAGAAATATGGCCACACAATGCAATGGATAAGCTTAACGTTAATTGACGGAGAACTTCCGTGGTATTCAGTTAGCATAAGAGATGGAAACACAAAAGAATGGGTAAAAACAATCTATGGTTTATCAATTTACGAGTTATATTGCAAAGTAGCGTTGTTCTTATTTGCTTATACTAGAAAAGAGGACAAGCATGGATAAACAAAAATCAATAATGGTTTACACAGATGGGGCATGTAGTAATAATCCCGGAGGTCCAGGTGGATGGGCAGCAACATTAAATTATGATGACAGATACGATGTTTTATCCGGTCATTCAGTTTCAACAACAAACAATAGAATGGAATTAACTGCTGTTGTTGAGGCAATAAGATACTTGTTAAAGAAGAAGTATACAAAAATAATTATCAATTCAGATTCAGCTTATGTCGTCAATGGGGTAAATAAGGGTTGGATTTATGAATGGGCTAAAAAAGGCTGGAAAACAAAACAAAGCGGTGAATTAGCCAATAAGGACTTGTGGGAAGAACTATATACATATTGTACAAAGAAAAACGTATCAATCATGTTTAATAAGGTTGTAGGTCATTCAGGTCATACGTTCAACGAAATAGCTGATGAAGAGGCGAAGAAGGAAGTTGAACATGCAAAAAGAATTTTATCAAAAAATCAGTTTTAAGTGTAAAGGAGGGTCTTCATTATGATATGTATCAAGAAATTTTACGAAAGGGAATTTAAAGATGAAGATTCAAAGAAAGCATACTTAAAAGCAAGTAAGTTTGTTGCAAGTAATGTCATCAGTAAAGGAAGCAAAGTTGAAGTTTCTAAAGTAACATGGGATATTGTTAGAGTTGAAGGAGATTTACCAACTTTTCGCCTTACACTTTACTTCAAATTTGATGATACTGAGCTTATGAAACAGACATGTGATGTTTGTAAAGAGTTTCATAAATCGTTCTTTATCAATGAAAATTTCAATTGTAACAGATGTAATAAAGTTGGGTATGAGAAGAAAATCGAACAGAAGCTTTTGATTGGCACAGAATATTATAGAAAACTGTTAGATGACGAGCTAAACAAACTTTAAACAATAGTTGGCATAGCCGTTTATCTAAGGAAGGAGAGAATGGAAATGCCAACTACTTATAAGAAAGTATTCATTGATGTTTCAGAGGAGGAGCTTTCAAAGATGACAAGGGAAGAGGCCTCCTTGAATCTTAATGACAAACAGCGTCGTTGGTGCGAAGCATACGTAAATAATTTTAACTCAAAATTAGCAGCAAAGAAGGCAGGTTATTCACCAAATACTGCTGCAACAATAGGATGGAAATTAAGACAAAACCCTGATGTATGTTTATATTTAGCATGGTTAAAGTTAAAAATAAGCTACAAAGCATGGGTAAGACCTGAAGACATAGTTGACCAATATGCAAGAATTGCTTTTGCTGATATTACAGATTTTGTTGAAGTAAAAGGTGGTCGTATTTCACTTGTTGATAGTGAGATGATGGATGGTCAATTAGTAAAGTCTGTTAAAAAGGGACGTGATGGTGTAAGTATTGAGATGTATGACAAGATGGCTGCATTGGCACGTTTGGAAAGATTCTTTGAGGAGATGCCTAAGGATTGGCGTGAAAAACTCGAAGAGAAGAAGATTGAACTTATGAAAGAAAAGCTTGACATTGAAAAACAAAAGCTTGGTTTAGGCGATGATTCATCTGATGATGATGGATTTATTGATGCTCTTAGGGAAACGGCAGAGGAAGTATGGGATGAATAATGATATTTCACGACAAAGCAGCTTGACATCTGAGAAACATAATGAAACAACTAAGGAAAATATACATAAGTCAAATGGAAATCAGGATGATGAACACAGTACATCATGCAATGAATACAACTTCATGGACGGGGTTCTAGGATGTATAAAAGTTTAAAAATATTTGCAAAAAGTATGTACAAAACATGAGAAATTTGGTATAATGATAATGTCAAAACAAAATAATACAGTTTATGGAGGTAAACAATATGGCAAAATCGTTATACGACGTAATGGAAGATTTGGGAATTAGGATTTGTCCTATATGTGGTAAGGAGTACACAGAATATCCGGCTTTATCAAGGAGGGACAACATAACAGAGATATGTCCTAGCTGTGGAACAAAGGAAGCTTTGGAAGATTACTTAACTGAAAAGCTACGAAACAAAGAAAACGACAACAAGTATTGCATATTTGAAAAAAGAATTTGCAGGTTTGCAAATAAGAATGGTAATACATTCAGTTGTACAGCAAAAGACGATTATTCAATGTTATGTAACAAAAACAAATAAAAGCTTTGCCCACTTAGGTGGGCATTGCTATATAAAGATTATGGAGGAAACGATGAAACACAGTCATGGAAGGCTTCGGCTTTTATTATTCATTATCATACTTCTTATCGTGTCAATCATTTGTTTTTACGAAAGCTATATTTTAAATGATTATACTGAAGAAGTACCAACAACAATCGAGGAAATAAGGGAAACAGTTAAGAGGGAAGAAAAAGTACAAGCTATAAACTTAGTAGTACAATACGAACAACCAAAAGAGGTTGTGGTTGAAGAACAAACAGATGAAATATCAGAAGATGATTATTTATTAGCCAAAATTGCTATGGCTGAGGCAGAAGGTGAAAGCCTTGAAGGAAAAGCTTTAGTGATTATGGTAGTTTTAAACAGGTTAGAGGATAAATATTTTCCAAATACAGTAGAGGAAATAATATTCCAACACAATGGAGACATTTATCAGTTCTCACCAATAGCTGATGGAAGGTTTTATAAAGTGGAACCAAATGATGAATGTTGGGAAGCATTAGCTATGGTAAAGAGTGGTTGGGATGAAAGTCAAGGAGCTCTTTATTTTGAAGCATGTAAGGGTGAAACTTGGCATAGTAGAAACTTAGAACTTTTGTTTGAAGAGGGAAGACATCAGTTCTATAAGTAATGGTGTTTAGGGATTGCCTCCCTTTACATATATTTATATTATTCATAATAATACCTCTTAAAGCGGAACAGGTGGTGCATAAAAGCACTGCCTTTTCTGTGTATAAGGGACAAAATAATAAAGGAAGGAGGAAAACAAAGATGCATAAAGTAAAGTCTATATTCAAATTTGTACCATTCAGTAAGAAGCAAAAACAAGTATTAACTTGGTGGACAGATGGAAGTCCTCATAAAGATAAAGATGTAATTATTTGTGATGGCTCAGTTAGAGCAGGCAAGACCTTGATAATGTCACTTTCTTTTGTTCTGTGGGCAATGTCTACATTTAATGGAATGAGCTTTGGTATGTCAGGAAAAACAATAGCATCATTTAAAAGAAACGTTTGGCTAACATTAGTACAAATGCTAAAGGGAAGAGGCTATAGTGTTCATAAAGTCCCTGATATGCATGATGCTTTTATTATAAGAAAGGGAGACACTGAGAATTACTTCTACATCTTCGGTGGTAAAGATGAAAGGTCTCAGGATTTAGTACAAGGTTTTACAGCGGCAGGCTTTTTCTTTGATGAAGTTGCACTTATGCCAGAGAGCTTTGTTAATCAGGCAGTTGCTAGATGTTCAGTAGAAGGTGCAAAGATGTGGTTTAACTGTAATCCTGATGGTCCATTCCATTGGTTCAAAGTAGAGTGGATAGATAAGTTGGAAGAAAAGAATGCATTACATATACACTTCCTTTTAGAAGATAATCCAAGCTTAAGTAAGGCTGTTATAAATAGGTACAAACGAATGTTTGCAGGAATATTCTATGACAGATTTATATTAGGGCTTTGGGTACTGGCAGAAGGCGTTATCTACAGCATGTTTAGAAAAGAAATGGTGATTGATGAGTTACCAAAAGGAGTAAAGATAGTAGAAAAGTGGATAGGAGTTGACTATGGTCAAGCAAATGCTACAGTATTTTTACTTTGTGGTTTGGGAAGTGATAATATATTCTATATCTTAGATGAGTACTATCATTCAGGTAGAACAAATCCAATACAGAAGTCACCAAGAGGATATTCAAAAGACTACTTTAAGTGGAAGATAAAAAATGGTGTTGATGGTGTACCTGTAAATCAAAAGTACACATACATTGACCCAAGTGCTAAAGGGTTCATTCGTCAGTTGTATGAGGATGGAGAAAAGAAAATAAGAAATGCAAATAATACAGTACGAATGAGAGGAACTAAAGTTGATGAACTTGCAGGAATTGAGTTAGTGAGTTCAATCATAGAGGCAGGTATGTTGAGGGTTATGAGTAACTGTACAAATACAATAGCTGAATTTAGTTCATATAGATGGGACCCTAAGGCACAGGAAGATAGAGGTGAAGATGCACCAATTAAACAATTTGACCACTGCATGGATGCTTTAAGATATGTATGCAATGGTAATAGGGTTAAGCTTATTCACTTGCTAAAAACACAGTACGCTCAAAAAGAACGAGTTGAGCTACAAAGACAAAACAATGCAATATTTGCACAGTAGGAGGTTGCCAGATGACACAGGTTAAAATGATTTATGACAAGAATATAATTATGGGCTTCAGGATGGAAGGTCATGCAGGGTTTAATACGAAAGGTCCTGATATATTATGTGCATCATTAAGTACTGCATCACAAATGACTGTTAATGGTATTCTTGATTGGATAGGATTAAGTTTTGAAGAGGTATTGATAGAGCAAAACAGCCAAAAAGCAATATTGCACATTGAAATTCCATCTAATTTATATGGAAGCACAACAGTACAACAGTTGTTCAAATCATTTGAGATGTATGTTGAGATGTTGGCAGATATTTATGAAGAATTTATTAAAATAGAAAGGAGTTACAGAGATGATAACGAAGATAGTTGAAGGCATGCAATGGCCGCCAATGGACCTTGAACGCTACAAAATGAAAGAACACAGTACATGGTACACAGGTGAAGCTGAATTGCTTGCAAACTTTTATTTCGACAATGATTTGCAGAATTACATGATGTTGAATTATGGTACAAGGAACAATAACAAGTTTTGGGCAAGGCAAATTAAGAATGATTCACAGTTTTTTATACATGTTCCTATTGCTAATGACATTGCTGAAACGTCAAGTGCATTTTTATTTGGTGAAACGCCTTTAATCAGATTCAATAGTGACAGTGAGAATATGAAAGGTCCACAGTCAACATTGGATAAGATGCTTACAGATTCAGGTTTCTTCCAGAGGTTAGTAGAAGGGGCAGAGGTTGCATCGGCTATTGGTGGCGTTTACGTGAAAATAGCATGGGACAGTGAGGTAAGTGAATATCCTATTCCAGTTATTGTACAATGTGAACAAGCTTTTCCTGAGTTTAAGTTTGGAAGGCTTGTAAAAGCGTCTCTTGTGTATGAGGTTTCAAATGACGGCTCAACAGTTTATCGTTTGGTTGAAACTATTAGCAAAGGAAAGATTGAGAATGTATTATATAAGGGCAGTTCTGATAACTTAGGTCACAAAGCAAGTTTAAGTGAATGTGAATGTACTAAATCACTTAAAGATTCAGTTGACACAGCGGATGTTATGACATGCTTTTACATTCCGAATATGTTGCCTAACAAGCTCAATAGACAATCACCAATGGGACGTAGTGATTATCAAGGGCAGGAAACACTGATGGATGCATTGGACGAAGTATTTAGCGCTTGGATGGTTGATATTCAAATTGCAAGAGGTAAAATTCATGTTCCTAGTGGATATGTTAAGGAATTGGAAGGCGGTAAGAAATCATTCAATATCGATACTATGATGTATGAGGAATTGGATGTTGACCCTACGGCAATGACAGACCCTATTAAGACAACACAATTTGAGATAAGGTCAGAACAATTTGAAAAGACATGCTTAAATTTGCTGGATAGAATCATTACATCAGCAGGTTATAGCCCTCAGTCATTTGGTTTGAATATTGCAGGTAGGGCTGAATCTGGTACGGCTTTAAACGTAAGGGAAAGAAAATCTTTTGCAACCACAAGCAAAAAGCAATCATATTGGGAACCGGTAATTAAGGCAATGGTAAAAACAATGTGTGCTATCTATAATGCATTCTTAAGCGGAACATTTTCAAATGAACTTGAAGTGAATGTTGAGTTTATGGATAGTGTATCAAATAATCTTACTGAGGTTTCAAATTCAGTTAAGACATTGGCTGATGCAAAAGCATTAAGTACGGAAACTAAGGTTCGTATGGTACACCCTGAATGGACAAATAATCAGGTTCAGGAAGAGGTTGAACGTATTCTTAATGATGAATCGGCAGGCATGCCAATGGACAACCCCGAGGATTTAACACAATTACAATTTGGTAAGAATAATAATGGTGGAAATAAGGAAGGCTCACAGGGTAACACAGAAGGTTTGGAAGGCATTGAGGAATAATTAAAAAGGAGGTGATACGCTATGCCGCCAACAATAAATGAAACAATCAATGAAGCGTTGCTTTTAGATGTTTTTGCAATTTATTCAGATGCAGAGGTTAAAATGCTTAATGCTGTGGCAAAGCGTATTGCTAAAGGCATAAAGACAGAAGGTTGGAATGAATCAAAATTAAAAAGCACTCAGGCATTAAAGAAAGAAATTGATGTTTTGCTCAACAGTGCAAATAAAAAAGCAAAAGCAAAAATTTCAGAAGGGGTTATTGAGGCATATAAGAATGGTGTTGAAAATGTGAAAACAAAGAAAGGTGCACATGAAACTATTCTTGATGAATTAGAAATTCCTATGAATTTGAAGATGCAGTTATTAGCAACAAATGGATTGCTTGACAATGCATCTTTTCAAGTTTTAAGAAATTCAGATGATGTATATCAAAAAGTGATGGCCCATTCTACAACAGGTTTATTAGCAGGAACTGATACAAGGATTCAAGCAACTCAAAAGATGTTAAATGAGTTTGCATCAAAGGGTATTACTTCGTTTGTTGATAAAGCAGGTAGAAGTTGGGATTTGAGTAGTTATTCTGAAATGTGTGCAAGAACAGTAAGTTCACATGCTGCTTTACAAGGGCATATTGATAGGCAATTGGAAGTTGGTGAAGACCTAGTAAAGGTAAGCTCAATAGGTACAACATGTCCAATATGTGCTAGGTGGCAGGGAGTTGTTTTATCTATTTCAGGTAATTCACCAAAATACCACAGTATCGAAGAGGCAAAAGCGACAGGTTTGTTTCATCCAAATTGCAAACATACATTGGTTATGCATATTCCGGAGCTTGATGGTGTTGGAAAAACAGAGCCTTTGCCTGAAGGAAGTAAAATTAAAGAATCAGAAAGGTACATGCTAACACAGCAACAAAGAGGCAACGAAAGAAAGATTCGTTATTGGAAAAAGAGAAAAGCACTAGCTATTACACCTGAGGAACAGTTAAAATGCAATGAAAAAATAAAGTATTGGCAGCATACAAATTTATTGCATTGTGAAAAATACAACTTAAGACGTTTATATGCTCGTGAAGGAGTTATGACAGGAAAAGTTGGTGGTGACATGGGTAACTGGGGTGTGGGAGGTAACCTTGTTGACTATGAAACACTGTACAAAGACATCATAGGTGAATCACCAAAGAAAGCATTTGGCACATTTAAGATGAATTTGCAGTTGTTTGGTAATAGTGGAAAACCTAGTTATGAGAAGTGGTTAAAGGAAGAGATTCAAACACTTGACCAACTTGACATTGATAAAGCACAAATGAAGGATGCAAATAATAAAGCAGTTACTCCCACATCACTTTACAAAAAGTACATTGGTGACAATCCGATGCAGGATTGGGCTGATGTTGCACCTTACGAAAAGGGTACTAAAGAGTATAAGTCAGGTTATGCAAAATGGCTTAAAAATCAGATTGAGGAAATTGGTGTTACATACAAAATCAAGCCGAAATATGTTGAAATACATGAGGACATTCCACTAGAGGACACAAAGCTTTCAGCTACAGAGATTTATAAGAAATACCATAATGGTGAAAAACCTACTGAGGCATTTAAGAAAAACGGTGGTGAGTTAGGTACAGGCATGACATATGCTAAATGGGTTGAAACACAGAAGAAAGAGCTCATTAAGAACGGTATTACAAAGACAGTACCCTTTGGGAATGTAACAACACAGAAAACAGTCAACACAATTTCACAAGCATCAAAAGCAATAAATAATGCGAAAGATGTTGTTAAGCAAGCAGAGCTTGATAAGTACAAACAAAAGTTGGATAGTAAAGTAAATGGTGCATATGATGGTTATTTGCAAGTTAAAGAGCAGATGGAAATATTTAAGGACAAATATGATGAAGTCAGCTCAGTAGACGATGAGGATTTAAAATTTGAAGGTGAAAAACTTAAGCTTGCAATGAATAAACATCTTGAGATGGTTAAAAAGAAAGCTGAAAAAACTTTTGGAGGTTCATCATTTGACTATGCCCTTAATAAGCTAAAAGATATGTTTGCAAAAGAAACTGATGTTACTATGAAGGCACATATCGAAAACCAAATTAACACTTATGAGGATGTTAAGAAAGAAAAAGAAGCGGATTTATCTATAAAGAAAAAGAAGGACGAAGCAACTGCATTCTTAAACAGTGTTAAAACAGACCCAGATTCAGTTTCATATGGCACAATCAAGACGTACATTAAAGACAATATTGATGATGCTGACATTTATAATGAATATTTAAAGGCACATAAATTAAAAAAGGTTATTGTTTTTAAAGATGATATTGAGACAGGTCTATATGCAACAAAGCAAGAGATAAATGATAAAAAGTATTCACTTCAGTGGAAAGTTGACCATTATAAACAATCAGGTGATAAGGTAAAAGAGCTTATTTCAAAAGCCAATTTGGAAGCGTTTGAAGAGGCAGAAAAAGAGATTAATGAGGAAAAGAAAAAGGCAGCTGAAAAAGCTAAAAAGTTGATTGAATCTAAATCAGGAAAAGTTACACTAGGTCGTGAAACACGATTTGATGAAGGAAAGCTGGTTAAACGTGATAGTATTTATCAGGAATTGGATTTAACAGACTTGGAAAATTTATCAGACCAAGTAACAGGTCATCATTTGTTTGAAAACAGTAACAGGCGTGATATACTTGGCCGTGATAGGATTGACGGTCATAATCATCATAGAGGACATGACATAAGAATAAAGTCTGGTTTATCAAAAGAAGATAGGGAGTTGGCAGAGGCGTTTGCACTTGCGTATGATGAGTATTTCAACACCATTAAGTGTCAAGACATCAACTTAGCATATTTGAACGGATATGACAAAGCATCACCCTTAATGAAAAAGAAGATTGATGCAATCAATATGGCAATTGAGTCAAGTGAACTTAACGAACCTATTGTCCTTCACAGATTTACGACTCCTGAAGTTATGAAGTCTGTGTTTAAGACACTTGATTTTGGTACGATTGATAAAGATGAAATATTCGACAACGACACATTTATCAGTGCGGCAACAGGTGGCCATCCTACATTTGGTAAGAGAAATTATAAGATGACAATTCAGGTTGATAAAGGAACACATGCTTTGCCTTCATTGAATCATGAGGAGTTGGAGGTTTTGCTTAAAAAAGGTAAATTGCAATTTGTTGGTACAAATAAGTATACAAGTTCAAAGCCACAAAAACTAAAGAATTATGACGGAACATATACAAATTTTGTAGGTGAGGAAGTTGTTGTTCGATATATTGAAGATGGTAAAGCTTACAAGTACGAAGAGGTTGATGCTAATAAAATTGATGATATGCTTGGAAAAGATGAATTGGTTAAGCATCATACTAATGAGTCAAAACCTTGGATAAGTTCATTAAGCAAAGATGAAAGAAAAGCAAGTGATAGATATACAGGTAGTTGGTACACAGAGATGAACAATGTGTATCGAAGAAATGATAGGTCAGACAAACAAGTAGTTAAACTTTCAGAGGATTTAACAACAGCTTTAAGAAGGTCTTCAACTGAGCAACCTATTGTTCTTAGAAGAGGTGTAAGACAAAGTGACTTGGCTTATATGCTTGGTTTCAATGGTGATTGGAGTAAGGTTGAATCACATTGGGACGAAGTGAACAAAGGTGGTTATGCAGCTGAGGATAAAGGATTTTTATCAACATCACCATATAGTTCAGGAGGATTTACAAAAGACGTTGAATTGAGAATTTATTGCCCAACTGGCACACATGCTGCTTATGTTGACAGCATTTCGACACATAGAGGTGAAAAGGAAACACTTTTACAATCAGGTTCAATATACAAAGTACATCAACTTAAAAAGGTAGGGTACAAAACTGTAGCATACATTGAGTTATTGGGAACTGACTAAAAAAGTGTTTACAAATATTAACATGTGTGTTATAATGTATTCAAGGAGGTAATATACCTATGGCTTTAGAACAAAAATGGCTAAAAGAAAGAAATCCACTGCAACCAATAAGAAATAGTGACTTAATTTGTGATACATGCAAGAGGTGCACAAAAAGTGTTGTCTCATGTGAGGTATACGAAATTAAGCCCGTATCAGTCCTTAAAGGAGGAGTATGTTATGAGTACAAAAAACAGTAAACAAGAATATTATGACGGATATGATAATCCTGAAATAATAAAATTGTTAAGTAAAGGAACAGTTACACACAGTCAATGCAAGTTTTGCCTTAATAAGATAGGAACACATGCATGTAAGAAGTTTGGTCAAAGGCCTAGTCAATATTCAAATCCATTGGCTAATGTTCAGTGTCCAGAGAGGAAGGAAAAGTAAAATGGTAAATATTCAAAGTAAAATTAAAGGAGCTCTTTACGGATTTGCAATTGGAGACGCCATGGGAGCTACAACGGAATTCATGGACAAATCAACAATTAAAGCTATCTATGGAGAGGTAAAAAATATAATTGGTGGAGGTTGGCTTAACCTAAAGCCAGGAGATGTTACTGATGATACACAAATGATGTTATGTGTATGTGATGCAATTGGTCATGCACATTATAGTGTTTTTGATGACAATGAAAAGTTTTTAATAGTTGATACATTTCTTAATAAATGTTGTGAAAACTTTGTTGATTGGTACTTAACAAATCCACCTGATATTGGAAATTGTTGTTTAAGGGTTATAAGTACATTTGCAAGGCACCAACCCCAGGATTATAAAAGGTGGATTGAACAAGCGTCTAACCCTGAGAGTCTTGGAAATGGCAGTCTTATGAGAACATTACCTATAATTTTATCAGGTCACGATTGGGTTGCTGCTTTGTTACAAAGTAGGTTAACTCATAACAACGTTTTATGTGATAATGCAGTAGGTATTTATTATAGGAACGTTGAATCACTTTTATTTGATAACAAATTTAGGAATGTGTCAAATGATTTAGCACAACCAACAGGTCATGTCCTTTGGACATTAAATAATGCAATGTATTGGGTTCAAAACACAAACACATTTGAGGAATCAATAATAAAAGCAGTAAACCACGGTGGTGATGCTGATACAATAGCGGCTATTACAGGTAGCATGGCTGGTGCACTTTACGGGTTTGAGGCAATACCAAAAAGGTGGGTTAACAAATTGAATCCAGAGGTTAAAAAAGAGCTTAATAAATATGCAAAACTTTTTGAAAAAATTAACAAAAAGGTATGTACAAATTTCAATTAACATGATATAATATATACATATACAACATATTATATTTTAAGCATTAAAGCTAAAGGAAATGCTACCAGAAATGGTGGCTTTTTCTTTGCCTATAAATGAAACAAGCAAATACAACAATACAGTTCAATTTGATGTTGATAGTCCAGTCCTGATGACGATAAAAGCTGAGTATGAAGGTCCTCATACCTTAACATGTGAAAGGAGACAAAGTAAAATGAGAAAACAAAAATTAAACCTGCAGTACTTTGCATCAATGGACGATGTAATCACTGCAAACGCTGATTCTTTTGGTGAGGGTGATACAACCAAAGAAAGTTTCACTGCTATTTCGGACAAGTTAAAAGGGCTTGGATATGATGTTTTAATCAATCATCGTGAAAAAGCAGAGTTTGTTCCGTCATCTAGATTCAGTGAAGTAGTTGCTCAGCGTGAGACATTTAAAACTCAGGCAGAACAGGCAATTATCGAGTTGAATAAACTCAAAAATCAGCAGGGAATTAGTGAAGAGGCCCAAAATCAGATAAACACCTTAATTGGTCAGAATGAAGCTTTGCTTAACCAATTACAGGAAGCCAATGTACAACTTGAAATTATGTCTACTGCAGCAGATGCAATCAATCCTAAGGATGTACTTCCTTTTGTTGATATGACAAAAATCAAGAAGGACAAGGACGGAAATGTTGTAAGTGGTGTAAAGGAAGAGGTTGACAGAATCAGAGCTGAAAAACCTTACCTTTTCAATAAGAAGCAGCAGGAAGGTTCAAAAGGTGGATTTGATGGTTCCGGTGGAAATGGCGGAGGCACTGGTACACAAAAAGTTGATATGAATGCCGCTATTAGAAGAGCCGCATTTGGTGGTTCAAGAAGTTTTTAAATAAAATGGAGGACAAACAACATGAACAAGAACAAAAACATCATGAAAGCAAATCTTCGCTTTTTTGATACAAACAACATGATTGACAGAAGTGGTGTTGAAGCGTTAATTCCTGAAGACGCATCAAGAGAAATTATTCAGGGTGTTCCTAAGTATTCAGCTATCATGCAGCTGGCAACAAAAGCTCCTAACATGTCCAGAAAACAGAGACGTGTTCCGGTATTAAGCACTTTGCCTACCGCTTACTTTGTAGATGGTGATACTGGCTTGAAACAGACCAGTGAACAGGCATGGGCTAATAAGTACTTCAACGCAGAAGAGCTTGCAGTAATTATTCCTATTCCCGAAGCAGTACTTGATGATGCTGATTATGATATTTGGGCAGAGGTTAAGCCTCGTATTATGGAAGCTATGGGTATTGCATTTGACCGTGCAGTTTTGTTTGGTGAAAATGCTCCCCAGTCTTGGCCGGAGGATATTCTTAAATCTGCAACTGCAGCTGGTAAGGTTGTTACTCTTGGAACTGGCAAGGACTTGTATGAAGACCTGTTAGGTGAAGACGGTGTTATCTCTATGGTTGAGGAATCTGGTTATATGGCTACCGGTCACGTTGGTGCTATGAAGATGAGAGGTAAATACAGAAGCCTTAGAGCTGAAGATGGTACTCCTATCTTTAAGTCTACTGTTCAGGGCAGCACAAGCTATGAACTGGATGGTGCACCCATTTTCTTCCCTGAGAATGGTGCAATGGACGCAACTAAGGCTCTTCAGTTCTCTGGTAACTTCAAACAGATTGTTTATGCAATGAGACAGGATATTACTTATAAAATTCTTGACCAGGCAGTTATTCAGGACAACACCGGTAAGATTATTTATAACTTGGCTCAGCAGGATATGGTTGCGTTGAGAGCGGTTATGAGACTTGCTTGGCAGGTACCTAACCCTATTAACAGACTTGACCCTAATGAGGAATCTCGTTATCCTATTGCAGTACTTGTTCCTTCAGGGGCAGCAGGTGTCTAATAAAAATAAGTGGGGAGCTTTTGCTCCCCTTTTAAACAAATCATAGGAGGTAAAACCAGTGAATAAGGTTAAGGTAAAATTACTTGTTAATACAGCATACCAGGGACCTCGAAAAGAAGGTGAAGTAATTTCAGTTCCTGAAGATTTTGCATCTCGTTGGGTAAAAAACAAGATTGCTGAATATATTGAGGAAGTGGTTGAAGAAGAACCGGCTGATGACCCTGTTCCTGTTGAAGGTGAAGAGGTTGCTGACGGCTTTGATGTTTATGAAAGCCTGAGTGCAAAAGAGCTTTATGCAGTATGCAAAGAAAAAGGTCTTGATGTAGAAGCTAAAAAGAGTAAAGCTTACTATCTTGAAAAGCTTGGTTAAGAGGTGAACAAATGAGTATGTTTGTTGATTATGCAACTAAGTCTGATTTAGCTATGTACATGGGTAAAAAGGAAGATGAACTTCCAACAGGTGTTGAGATTCTTATAAAAAGAGCCAGTGAGCTTGTTTGCATTGCCATGAGGGGTAACTACAATCCAAACAATGAGGAACATGTAGAGGCAGCAAAACTTGCTGTTTGTGCTCAATGTCAGGATTGGATTGAAAGGGAAGTTAGTGCTGTTGCAAATAACAACATAGAAAGTTTTAGCTTAGGTGAGCTTTCAATAACATATTCAAATGTTGACAAGTACTCAAATAAGTTAAGCGCTACTTCATTAAGGTACTTAAATCACAAACATCTTTTATATAAAGGAATGAGGTGATTTTATGAAGTTACCAGTACCTAAGTTTTTGGCAGTAACAAACATGACAGTTGAGTTATGTGAGCTTGATGAAAATGGAGCACATAAGATACTCAGTACTTTTGATGTTGAGTGTAGGTTTGAAGAAAGTCATAGTGTTGTTTACACTAAAGAGGGAAAGAAAGCTACACTCAGTGGAAAAGCTTTCATATTTGAAAAGCTTGACAAATTCCCAAATGACCCAGAAACAATCATAGGACATTGCAAAGTGAATGATGTTACGCATAACATCTCACATGCAATAAGAAAGCTAAATCCAGACGGCTCTATAAATCATATAGTTTTGGGGTTGATATAATGAAAGTCACAGTTAATATGAATAAAAAAGGGCTGAAAAAACTTAAGGATGCTCAAATTATAGCTTGTAAGAAAACAGCTATGAAAATGTTGGCTGAAAAGATTGATGCACAAGAAATACCGATGAATGAAGGTACATTGCAAAATGTATTAACAGATGTTGATGATAGCTCAGCAAGGTTGGGTTTGGTTCAAATAGTTTCTGAAGGTCCTTATGCAGCTAGGCTTTATTACAATCCTCAATATAATTTCAATCAAGAGTTTAACACACATGCAAAAGGTGAATGGTGGGAGGACTTCTTGACAGGTAAGAATAAAGATAGGCCAGCAAAATTATATGAGTATTTTTATAAGAAAGCTGCAGGAGGTTTTGTGGAATGATTACTATGACAACTCATACAGTATATGAGTACATGAAATCAAAGTTTCCTGAATTATCACAATATCTGAGGAATGGAAATGTTGAGAAATCAAAAGATAAAAGTATTGGTATTTTCCTTGGTTCTGATAACAGGTCAAATGGGAATTTAGCAATTGGTGGTGTTGAATGTACAATCATACGAATGCTACCAGTAAACATCAATATACGATGGGGAGAAAACCAAAAAGTATTTGATGATGAAGCGGTCAGGATTTACAATACCTTATTACAAGAGGTAGTAAATTTTGAATTTAATGGTATTAAGATAGCCTGTATACAAATGTTAGATGGATGCCCAATTTCATTGGGTAGGGATGACAAAAACATATGTGAGGCTGTCATAAGGGCAAATTTTTATTATTATGTTTAAGGAGGAGCAAGCAAATGAAAAAGCTTATGTTTTTACCTATTGCACTTCAGTTCTTTGCAGACACTGCAAAAGGTCAGGTTTATCCGGTTCATAACAACAAGTTTTTCGTTTCAATCACAGGCAGAGAAGGTGAAGCTGATACAATTATTAGAGGTCTTGAAAACTTTGCACCTGCAATTGATGGAAACGTTGAATCATGGACACCAATGGATGAAGGTGGTTGGGTAAGAAATCAGGTAACCGGTAAAGGTCTTACTCTTGGTTTCTCAGGTAAGAGACAGTATGGTGATGCAGGTAATGACTACATTGCAGGCCTTATGATTGGTACTGGTGTTACAGTTCAGTCTAAGTTCAAATGGGAAATGCCTTCAGGTGCAACACTTAGCGGTGATTGTGTTATCAACGTAACCACTCCTGCAGGTGGTGATTCAACCAATATTGATACACTTGAGTTTGAAATCTTATCTGATGGAAAACCTGAGTTCACGCCGGCTACAGCAGGTTGATTTATTTAAGATACCCGGGTGCCTTATGGCCCCGGGTTTTATTTTAATTAGGAGGAAAGTAAAATGTCAGCAAAAGTATACGATTTATCAGCATATTTGGAACAAAAACCCGCAACAATTAAACTCGGTGATGAGGAGTTCGCAATTAGCGATGGTTTTAATGATTTGTTAAAAATAGATGCTTTATCAGAGAGAAAAGGGGAGATGAGCACAAAAGATTTCATTAAGGAATTTTTAAGTATTTCCCTTGGTGAAGATGTTGCAAATGAACTTATTTCAAGAAACTACAAAACTGTAGTTTATATCAAAATTATGAACTGCATTGAAAAAGAATACAGTGGAATGACGGATGAAGAACAGGAGGGTGCCAGTTCGGAAAGGTCCGAGTTGGTATGATTTCTATGATGATTGGGATTTAATAGAATCAAGCATCGCTCAGCAGTATGGAATACGTTTAAGGAATGAAATAAAAACAATATCTTGGTCAGAGGTAAAAATGCTTATTTCAGGTTTGTTACCGGAAACTCCTTTGGGTCATGTTATTCAAATAAGGTCTGAAAATAATAAGGATATGTTGAAAAACTTTACACCTGAGATGCATAAAATACGAAACGACTGGAGAAACAGATTAGCTAAAGATAAGCTAAAAGATGAGGATGCGTTGAATAGAACTTTTGATAATATGGAAAAGATGCTTAAGATACTATTCTACGACAATAAGTAGAAGGGAGGTTTAGGCATTGTCATCGGTAGGTAAAATATCATTAGACTTAAATGTCAACAGTAAGAAGTTTAACAAACAAGTAAACGGCATAGAAAAGCAAACGACAAAAGCATTTAGTTCAATGTCAATTGCAGTTGGTAATATAGTTTCAAACATGTTACAAAAAGCCGTTTCAAGTGTTGGAAACTTTGTTAAAGACAGTATAGATAAAGGGTCAGAATTATCCGAATTGCAGAACGTTGTTGATTCAGTTTTTACAACGATGTCTGATAAGGTTGAAAACTTTTCAAAAAATGCCCTTTCTTCTTATGGTTTAACAGAAGCTCAGTCTAAAAAGATGGTAGGTACCTATGGCGCTATGTCTAAATCGTTTGGGTATACTGAGCAACAGGCATACGATATGTCTACTGCTCTTACGGCTTTAACAGCTGATGTTTCTTCATTTTATAATTTGAATCATGATGAAGCATACACAAAGATGAAGTCGGTATTTACAGGTGAGACTGAGTCACTTAAAGAGCTTGGTGTTGTAATGACACAAACAGCATTAGACCAATTTGCTATGCAAAAAGGGTTTAATAAAACAACTAATGATATGAGTGAACAAGAGAAAGTTGCATTAAGGCTTGCTTTTGTTCAAGACAAATTATCAGTTGCAGCAGGAGATTTTACAAGGACACAAAGTCAATGGGCTAACCAAACACGTATTTTGACGGGTCAGTTTGAAAGCTTTAAAGCGGCTTTAGGTCAAGGTTTTATAAATGTACTTACTCCTGTTATACAAATGTTGAATACACTTATGGCCAAACTTGTACAAGTTGCTAATGCTTTCAAATCATTCACTGAGATGATAATGGGCAATAAGTCAAGTGGTGGTGCAGGGGCAGCCATGAAGGAGGTCGCCGACGCGGCCCAAAGTGCGGCAGGTTCAACATCAGGTATAGAGGATGCAGCAGATGGAGCAGCGTCTTCAGCTAAAAAAGCACAAAAAGCTTTGATGGGGTTTGATGAAATAAACAAACTTCAGAAAAATGATACTGATTCATCAAGCGGTGGTTCAGGTGGAGTAACAATACCAACATTTGCTGATGTTCAATTTAGTGATTCAAGTGAAGTTGAGGTTAGTGGTTTTGCTAAGAAGATTTCAGATGCTATATCAAAAATCAACTTCGAACCATTAAAACAGTCATTTGAGAACTTAAAAAATTCAGTACAACCAATTATAGAAACAATTGGGAATGCTGTTAAATGGTTCATAGAAAATGCATTAGTTCCCTTAGGCACATGGACAATTGAGGAAGCAATACCTTCATTCTTTAATTTCATGGCCGGTGTATTTTCAGTGCTTGACCCATTACTTAAGTCATTGCAGCCTTCATTATCCTGGTTGTGGGAAAGCTTTTTAAAGCCTATAGCAGGTTGGACAGGTGGAATCATTACTACGGTTCTTGAAACTCTTGGAAAACTGTTAAGTAACATTGGTAATTGGATGAAGGAACATCAACCTGTAGTTGACACAATAACAACGTCAGTTGTAGCTTTCTTTGCAGCTTGGAAAGGCATTGAGTTAATGTCATTTATTCAGCAATCAGGCGGAGTTGTTGTTGCACTTGGAAACATCTTAAAATCAACAATTGCTTTGACTACTGCAAAAATTGCTGATAAAGCTGAAACTATTGCACTAAATATTTTATATGCAAAAGACTTTGTTAAAAGTTTAGTATCAGGAACGGCTGCTTTAGTTAAGCAGGCAGCTCAATGGGCAATAAATACTGGTGTTAAAATAGCCGATACGGCTGCGACGGTTGCAAGTACTGTTGCAACTGGGGCGGCGACGGTAGCCACATGGGCATTTAACGCAGCATTAGCTGTATTAACAAGTCCTATAACATTAGTTATTGTAGCAGTTGCAGCATTAGTTGCAGGAATTATCCTTCTTGTTAAGAACTTTGATAAAGTTAAAGAGGTTGCAAAAAAGGTTTTCGATGCAATTGCGTCTGTTGCAAAGAAAGCAATAAATGGAATCTTGGCAGGCATTGAATCATTTATCAATGGTGTAATAAGTGGATTTAACTTCATGATACGAGCATTGAACAAATTAAGCTTTGATGTTCCTGATTGGGTTCCTATTATAGGTGGTGGAAAGTTTGGATTCAGCATTCAAGAACTGAGTGGTGTTTCATTACCTAGGTTGGCTGAAGGTGGTTATGTAAGAGCAAATCAACCACAGCCAGTAATTGTTGGTGACAACAAAACAAAAGGAGAGATTATAGCTCCTGAAGATAAGATGTTATCAGTTATGCTTCAAGCATTAGAGCAATTCTTTAGTAGGTTAAAGGATTCTGGTTACAGTTCAAGCAATAATGGTGAGGTTGGTGACATCATAATTCCTATTTACCTCGATGGTTCATTACTTGATGAGGTTATCGTAACTGCACAACAAAGAAGAAACTTAAGGTCAGGAGGTAGATAAAATGCAGTTAGTTAAGATTGGTTCTTATACACCTCCTGCCCCTACAAAGTATTCACTTGATATACAGGATATTGATAGTGAAGATACGGGCAGAGGCGAAACAGGATATATGACAAGAGAAAGGGTAAGGGCAGGCATTTACAAGCTTGCCCTTGGCTTTACTAATTTGACAAGTGATGATGTTTTAGCGATTAAAGAGGCATTATCTCCTGAATCAATAACAGTAGAGCTTTTTGATGGTTCAACTGTAACAGTACAAATGTACTCAGGAAACAGGACATTGGATTTAAAATCAATTGACAATGATTCAAACTGCTTTTGGGACATGAGCTTTAATTTGACAGAGTTTTAAAGAAAGGAGGTGCCTGTTTTGGCATATATTACATCAGAGTTATACAAAGAGGCCATTGAAAAAGAATCAAGGGTAACATTTATTGACGGAAAAATCAAAACAGTAGGAAATGTAACTATTCCAATTGAAAATAAATCGATTGATTCAGGAAGTTTTTACATAACAAATCAATGTGTTAGTAGTGATGCATTTGCTTATGGTTCGGTATTTGCAGCTGAGGCAGGTATTACTCTAAAAACAGAGATTGATAGGTACTCACTTTACGACGCTGAGATTGAGTTGTTTTTCAACATACTATTAAGCAACAATGAATATGAAAGAATACCACTTGGAAAGTTTTACATAAATGAGCCAAGTAGAGTAGGTAAAAATATTTCCATAAAAGCTTATGACAGTATGATAAACCTTGATAAGGACATTGAAGAAGATACAACAGGTACTCCATTTGATTTGTTGTATTATATAAGCCAAAGATGTAATGTTGAATTGGCACAAACAGTTGAGGAAATTGAAGCACTTGTTAATGGTGATAAATTATTATCTGTTGTTGCAAGTAGGATTGAAACGTACAGGGATTTACTATCACAAATTGCTTTGGCTACTTGTTCATTTGCAATAATTGACAGGGAAGGAAAACTTAGGCTTTGCCAATATGGCACTGAATCAGTAAAAACAATTCAAGCAAAGTCAAGAACAACTTCAAAATTTTCAGACTTTGAAACATATTATACAAGTGTGATTGCATCATTTATCACTGATTCAGCATTTAAGAAATATGTATGCATAAGTGAAACAGGAAATGAAGGTCTTCTTTATGACCTTGGTGAGGTTTCAGTAATACAAGGACTTGATGAAACTAATCAAGCAGCACTTGATAATATCTTTGCTAATTTATCAGCAATAAGATATGTTCCATGTGATTTTTCATTTAATGGTGACCCATCACTTGACTTGGGAGACATGATAACAAGCATTGATAGATTTGGGAATGAAATTACTTCACTGATTACATTTTATAAATGGTCATATCGAGGAGGCCATCAAATAAAAAGTGCTGGTTCAAACCCAAGGCTTGCATCTGCAAAAGAGAAAAAGAGTGCGGATTTATCATCAATTCAAGCTGATATTAAAGCGAAGACAGTATCTGTTTATACCTATACAAATGCAAAGAAGTATTCAGTAAAAGGTGGCACTGATACTAGAGATATGGACAGAATAGTTCAAATAGCTTTTGCAGCAAATGAGGAAACTATTTCATTGTTTGTAGCAACAGTAACTTTTGAAATGGACTATGATGGATTTGTTGAGTTACAATGTTATCTTGATGGTTTTCTTTATGAGAACAGTGTTGTTGGTCAATATTGTAATAAAGGTCATAATACAATTTCATTTATGAACTATATTCCTTGTAACTTAAATACAACATATAGGCTTGAGGTTTATGCAAGGACATATTATACAGAATCAGATTTGAGAGTAAATACAGCAAAGATAAGTACAAATGAAAATGCAAGAAATGCAACAATTTTGGCTTATGAATCACTTGTTTCTGTCTTAAAAGAAGCAACTGAATTTCCTTTAGAAGATTTGAATGATACAATAGAATACGATGTAGTTAGTCCAATAACTAACGTTCCTACAATGTCAATACAAAAGTTCAATGTTAAGGCGGCTATCTTTGGTCAAGGTCTGGCTGGTGAAGTTGATTGGGATGGTACAATCACATTTGAAGAAGTTTTAGGAAAGATTAGTATTCCTACTCTTAAACCTGAAATAAAATCAGTGATAGATGATGTTTACTTTGGAAAGCAAGAACCTTCAAAATCAAGGGTTTCAGAAAGTATTGGAAAAATTTCATTGTCAAGAATGTCACCAATTATCAAAGGTTATACAGTTTCTGTTGGTCATGAAATGGTTGTTACTAACTACACTGTTGAAACAACTGAAGAGAAACTTATTGAATATGAGTACAACTCTGAATATGTTGAAACTACAAGTGGTTTCTCATTAAGACAAGAGTATGAATATTGTTCAGAAGACTTTGGTATGAACGGTTGCAAAGCATGTTGCGTAAAAATCATTACAGATGACAAAGTAAGTATAGAAAGTTTGGAGGTGGTGTCATAAGTGTTAGGTAGATATTTTTATTTTGAATCAAATGGCTCAAATAAGAATGATTCAAGCCATCTTATTGAAATACAAATTTTTGATTCAACAGGTGTAAATAGAGCATATGGTAGAGGCGTATATAGGTATTCTTCAGTTCAAAGTGGATACGAAACAAGAGGCTCATTGGTTACAGATGGAGACTTTAATATGTATTATGACCTTGGTGATGGGGCACAACATGTTGTTATAGACATTGGTGGAATATATGAAATAGCATACATTAAAGTCTGGAGATATTATAACGACGGAAGAATTTATAAAGATGTATTTGTTAAAGTAAGTACAGATGATATAGTTTATGAAACAGTTTTTTCGTCAGAAGAAAATGGTACATATTCAGAATCTTCCTCTGGATATACAATAGAGTTGCCTCCATCAAGTGAAACAGAATATATAGATTTAGAATACATTGAAGCAAATGGTTCACAATATATTGATACAGGTGTTATAGCTAAAACAGGGTTAAAGGTTGAAATTCAGGCAGAGCTTACAAAAACAACTAATTACCAAGCATTTTTTGGTTCACAAGAATCAGGTCCAAAAAATAGATTTGCATGGTATTATTATCAAAGCAATCAATTGTATTTTTACTATGGTTCTAAAGTATATCCATTTGTTACAAGGTCTGATTTTACTTCAAAACATATTTATACTTTTGATGATAATGAAGCATACATTGATGGAACAAAAGTAAGCTTTAACGTAACAATACCTGATGAATCTTTTGTTGGAACAAAAACTATGTACTTGTTTGCACAAAACAACACAAGTGGAGTATCTGATAAGGCTTACATGAAGTTGTACTATTGTAAAATGTGGTTAAACGGCACGTTAATTCGTGATTTTGTTCCTTGTGTTACAAATTATGGTGCAGTTGGAATGTTGGACCTTGTTGAAAATAAGTTTTATGGAACAAAGACATCGACAAATTTTATTGCAAGCCCAATATCAGAGGATGACGCACAATATGTGACAAACATTGTTTGGAGATTGTTAAAGCGTAAAAGTACAGATTCTTATGGTGCAATTCAAGCGGCAGACTTTAATTTATATGATGAAGATGGGAACAAAATTCCATGGATTGCAGCTTTTACAACAGTTGAATGCCCATTATCAACATGGAGTGGTGAGGAAGTTGATAAGCTAATTGATGAAAATTCAAGCACAAAGTGGGGATGTACTGGCTGGGGTAACGTTGTTGAAGGGGTAGCTGAAGTAAAGTTTAAAATTTTGTCTTTGGTAAGACCTTACTACTACAGTTACACAACAGCAAGCGACGTAGCAGAACGTGACCCAGTATCTTGGGATTTATTATACTCAACAAATGATGATGATTTGGTTGTAATAAGCAGTGTTCGTGATGCAACTATTACAGGTTCAAGAAAAACTGAAACTCAAAAGTGGGAAATTGAGGAATTACCAGACCCACCAGGAGGCTTAACAAAAACAAAAGGGTATCTACTTCGTTCTGGCTCAAGTATATACACAGTAGCTGATGGAGAGCTGGTAGAGCTGGAAGAAAAATCATTGACACCTGAATTGTTTAGTACTTATTGTGTTAATAAAATTCCTTCTTGTGAGTTGATTTTAACATTGGAAAACCCAGAAATTCTTTACTGGACTGAAAAAGAAGATGCTAATTTACCTGAGATAAAAGCAACTTTAATTGCAGTCCCGCCTCCTCAGACAATTGTAACGTGTGCTATAGATTTATCAGATGAAACAATTAAAGGTATAGAAACAGTAGCTATTGATTGTGATGGAACTCCTCTTGTTGCGGTTAGCTTTGATAATAAAGCAACGTGGAAAGCATATGATGGAACACAGTGGGTTGATTTATCAGCAAACATGTCAGGAATGAGCAAAGAAATTGTGGAAGCTATACCAATTGACAAGTGGTCTGAAATCAGAGGTGAATCTACTGAAATGTTTGTTAGAATGTTTTTAACAAGCGCAGACCAAGTTATAAGACAAATTTACATTGATTTCATAAATTAAAGGAGGTATGTAACATGGCTTTAAAAGGTAAAACAACGTTTGAGCTTACGAATGTTGAGACAGGTGAAGTTAGGAAGATAGAAGATAACAATATGGTAACAAAAGCATTTGAATATCTTTTCAGGCTTAATTTTGTTGAATCAACAGGAAATTTGTGGTTTAAAGCTCTTGGCACTGAGCTTGACAATTATGATAATACATCTGTTGAACATGACAAAGTAATGAAAATGTTCACAGGTGGGTTGGTTCTTTTTGATTCACCATTAGATGAGGATGTTGAAAATATTTTTCCTCCAAGTGGAGTTGAAACAACAGGTTGCGGTGCAACTAAAGCATATACAGGTTTAAATACAATGGCTGGAAGTTATAATGTAGCTGAAAGTGGTGTAATTGAAAATGGGTATAAGCACGTTTGGGACTTTGGTACATCACAAGGGAATGGACAGATAGCATGTGCTTGTTTAACTACTAGAAATGGTGGACATGAAGGATGTGGTACATTTCCTTTTGACAAGGAATACCAGCTAAGTAATTACAGTTCAAGGGATGGTCAATTAGGTTTTAATTCCAATCTTGGATATGTAAGTTATTCAATAAATACACAAGACAGTACTGGAAGTAGAAGCCCAAAATCAGTATCATATTTATATGCTGATGCAGAAAAGAATTTTGTAATACAACCTTACAGATTCACTGATGTAGAAAACTTCAACTGGATGCCAAGACAAGGCAAAATTGAACTTGAAGTAATACGTTTTCCTTTTACTGATTTTTCAATTTTTGATTACAGAACAACAGGGAATGCTTTAAGAAGGGTTATAAAAAAAGTTGATGTTGAAATGCCCAGTGAATTAAAAGCGTTTGTTGATGCTCAAGTTGCATATTACAGCAGTGCAAATTTTCAATATGGTTTTTCAAATGACGAAGGTTTTATCTACATTTGGATGTATAGGCAACCAAATATTACAAACAATCCTAATCACATAAACGCAGGTGAAACAATTTACATCTGGAAAATAAATGTTGAAGATTTTTCAAGTTCCTTGATAAAGGTAGTAAACACTACTGGTCAACAACTTTATTGCCCATCTTATTTTGATTATTGTAGTGAAGTAATAAAAGTTACAAATAATTATCTCTTAGCTATTGGACTTGATGGATGCATTTACAAATTTGATTTAAACAATTCAACAAATGTATCAAAAATTGTTTATCCAGACGAAACTGAAGTAATAATGACAAATACAAATAATACTTACAACTTTATAGGAGATAGGCCATGCTTTGGAAATGGATATGTAATAAAAAATAAGCTTTACTTCTTAATGAAAGGTGTACCTGTTGTTATAGATTTGGCCACTAATAAACTTTCATATAGGCATATAAATCCTAGGGAGGAAGCATACAATATTCAAGAAGGTACGCAATATGTAGCATATACTGTTCCAGTAAGGCATAGTGGAGGACTTCTTTTTACATTTGCATATTCTTATAAAAGCGGAAGCAGTGGTGGATATTACAGGTACACTTGGGTAAGAAAATTTACTAATTTATTGCTTACAATTAACAACTTACTTACACCAGTTGTTAAAACATCAGCCGAGACCATGAAGGTCACATATACATTGGTCGAAGAGGCAGAGGAAGAATAATGGAGGAAACTAACATGTTAGAAACAAGAAAAAAAGTAGTTAGCTTTGTAGTTGGTATCGTAACTACGTTCTTTCAGATGTATGGTACAATTTTTGGCCTTGTAGGTGTTGCAATTGTCCTTGATATAATTACAGGAATTGCTGCATCAAAAGCGTCTGGAACAAAAGTAACAAGCAAAAAAGCAAATCAAGGTTTTTGGCGTAAAATGGGGTTATTATTGGCATTATCATTTGGGGTATTTTTGGACATATTTATTCCAATGTCTCTTCAATTTATTAGTGTTACATTGCCATTTAATATGCCGTTTGGTTTAATATTTGGATGTTATATTATATTTAATGAAAGCATTAGCATCTGTGAAAACCTTGATAAAATTAACCCTGACATATTACCTAAATGGGTTAAGAAGTTGCTTATAGGCGGTGCTAATAAGATTGAGGAAGTTATACCTATTGAAGGGAAGGATGATGTAAATGAGCAACAGTAATTTAGCAACATACAAAAAAATATCACCAAATAAAACAAGCCCACGTAAAAACAAAATCAAAAAGATAACAATTCACCACATGGCTGGTGATTTATCAATTGAAACGTGTGGTGAGGTTTTTGCTAATTCAAAACGTGAAGCAAGTTCTAACTATGGAATTGGAAGCGATGGTCGTATCGCTGTTTATGTTGATGAAAAGGATAGGGCATGGACATCAGGAAATCCAAATAATGACCATCAAGCTGTAACGATTGAGGTAGCAAATGATGAGATTGGTGGTACTTGGCATGTTAGTGACAAGGCACTTGAAAGCTTAATTAACCTTTGTGTTGATATTTGTAAAAGAAATCCTAGCATTGGAAAATTAAATTATACAGGAAATGCAAATGGTAATTTAACAATGCACAAAATGTTCCAAGCTACAACATGCCCTGGGCCATATTTGGAAAGCATGTTTCCTTATATAGCTGATGAGGTTAACAAAAGGTTAGGTTTTAAGGAAACATCGAATAAAAAGCTCTACTGTGTACAGGTTGGTGCTTTTGAAAATAAGAAAAATGCAGAAAATTTACTTGCCCAAGTTAAAGAGGCTGGTTTTAAAGGCTTTATCACAGAGAAGTAGTTAATTTGGGAGGGTGAAATTCCCTCCCTTTTTGTTACTCTGAACCCATTCAGAAATTTTTAAAAAGGGTATTTACAAAATTGCCTTTTAGTGGTATAATGTATTCATACCAATTACCATAACATTATGAATTGGTTCAGCAATAAGTTTATTGACAGTATAGGAGGAAAAACAGATGAGTGATTTAAACAAGAAAACATGTAAGGAATTACGTGAAATTGCTAAGCAGTATGGAGTTGTTGGAAGGTGGGATATGAATAAGCAACAGCTTATTGATGCCCTTGAGAATGTTAATGACTTTAACGACAATGAAATAACGTTTGAAAATGATTGTATTATTAAGGAAGAGGATGAAATTAAACCTGAAGGTTCACAGAAGGTCACGAAGGACACCATTGATTACCTTAACAATGCGGAGCCGGGAACATTAGTTGCTTTTAAAAGAAATTCAAAAAACGTTGCTATGAGTGGTAAGTTAGTTACGATTGAAAATGGTAAGGTTTTTGTTGAATCAAAGAATGGAACACTGTTCAAGCTTAACATTGAAAATATTATTTGGGTAAAAACAGGTGAACGTTGGCCTAAGTGGGTCTTCAATTTGTTTAACTCATCAAATAAATCAGATAAGGGGGTAGTTGATGATAATGCCATATCCTAGGTCTGAAAACAAAGTACATAATTTAATCCTTGAAACAATTGAGTTAGAGGAACAAGCAGGAAAGCTGCTAATTCAAATAGATGAGAATAAAAAGAAAATTCAAAAATACTTTGATGAAAATGGAATAAAACAAATGGAAGTTCCTGTTTCACAAACATCAAAAACGGAAACAAAAGTTGTTTGTAAGAAAACAGAAAGAGTGACACTTAAGTATGATGTGGACAAGCTTAAGGAAAAACTCGATGATGAGATGTTTATAGAGGTTACGAAACGTAGCTATAGTATAAAAGACATTAACGCAATGATTAAGCTTATGAAAGATGCTGGCGTAAGGGCTAAGGATTTTAAAGCTTTAATCGAGGCACATGTTACTGCAGATTCACAAGCTATAAAGAGGTTGTATGATGCAGGTGAAATTACTATGAAAACCCTTAAAGGGACGTACCAAGCTACTATTTCAAAATCTATAAAAATAACAGAGGAAACGGGTGATAAAGATTGATTTATTCAGTAGTGATGCATTAGCAAAGGTTTTGCACTATTACAACTATCCCTCAGATGGGGAAAAGATAATATGCCCTTTCCACGAAGATGTTATGCCAAGCATGCAAGTGAATTATGATATTGGTACATGTTTTTGTTATGGCTGCCAAAAATCGTATGATGCTTTAAGTTTTGTTAAGCAATTTGAAAAACAAAATGATGACTTAAAAGCATGCATAAAATTAGCTCATATAATGAGGACAAAAAAGGTAAGTAAAATAAAAGCAAAAGCAGCTACTGTAAAAAGGGCTGATAACAAACAATTACTTACTGAAGCAAAAGATTACTACTTTAACTTGAAAACAATAAATTGGAATGACGAGCATTCAGAGGAATTAGATTATATGTTGAAACGTGGGTTCAAAAGAAAAACGTTGAACATGTGTAAAGCAAAATATACATATAATAAGTCATACCCATTGGTATTTCCCATGTTTGACAATGATGAGTTTAAAGGTTGGGTTTGTAGGACAACATTAAAAACAATTGAAAAGAAACGGAAGTACTTATACAATGAAGGTTTTAGTAGAGCTACAACACTTTGCGGTACATATACAAAAGGAAAAGTTGTTGTAATTTGTGAAGGTTATATGGACATGCTTAAATTTAAACAATTTGGGCTAAAAAATGTAATTGCAATTCTTGGTTGGAAGATAACTGCTGAACAAATATCAAAACTTAAGAAAATGGGAATAACCCATGTTATCTCTGCTCTTGACAATGATGAGTGTGGAAGGAAAGGCACGGCATATTTAAAAAACTTTTTTAAAGTGACGGAATTTCAATATCCTGTAGGAGTAAAAGATGCAGGTGATATGTCACAAGAACAATTTAATATCGCATTCAATAAAACCAAAGCAAAGCTTAAAGGAGGAAAATAAAAATGGGTTTAGTTGATGACATCAAAAATCAAGTCAAAAAATCAGGTACAAACAAAGGGAAGTTCTTATACTTCAAATCAGGAACAAAAGTAAGGGTAAGGTTCTTGGATGATATGGAGAACGGCCACAAAATCAAGTTTCATGACAGTTTTACAGCAGGTGTGAATGTTCCTTGTCAGGAAACGTTTGATAGGGAATGCCCTTTCTGTGAGGACGATGAATTAAGAACAAGAGACCAGTATGCTTGGTCAGTTTGGGATTACGATGCAAAAGAGGTAAAAATCCTTATGGCACCGGTTAACCAATGCTCACCTGTTCCGGCACTTGTATCAATGTTTGAAGCATATGGTACTTTATGTGATAGGGATTATGTTATCACAAAATCAGGACAGCAGCAGTCAACAACTTTTTCTGTTGTTCCTATGGATAAAGCAAAGTTTAGAAATGAAAAGGCAAAGCCTCTTAGTGAAACAGCTTTCTTAAAGACCTTGGACAAAGCTTTCCCATGTGATGAAAATGGTGAGGACGACGAGGACGAAGCACCAAAGAAAAGAGCACCTAAAAAGGCAGGCAAGAAAAGACCTGAACCTGAAGAGGATGAATGGGAAGACGATGAAGATGAGGATGAAGAGGAAGAAGAAATGATTAACTACAACAAATTATCAGCAAAAGAGTTGTACAAGCTTTGCAAGGAGCGTGACATTGAGGTTGCACCTAAAAAGCCTGCTAAGTATTACATCACAAAGCTTGAGGATGACGATAGTAAGAAACAGGATGGTTGGGATGAAGACGAGGAGGAAGAGGATGACTGGGAATAATAAGTTTAAAACTTCTTATGATAACCAAGTTCATTTTCAGGAAGCTATCACTGGGGTTAAATGCCCTGGTGATAACCTCCAACAATTTAGTTATCATATTCAGGCAATGGTTGAGGAACTGGGTGAAGTTATGAAAGCCGATAAGCGTTGGAAAACACATAGGAATCACAGGTATGAACCTGCTGAAAAGCTTGATGAAATAGCAGATGTGTTTATAACGGCAATCAATATATCTATCCACTCAGGTTTTACAGCCGAACAAGTAGAGAAAGCTATTTCAAATAAAATAAAGGAAAATTATGAAAGGCTTAACATTGAAAAGAAAAAGGAGGAGCTCAAATGATAGTTGTAGTTGAGGGAATTGATAGAGTTGGCAAAACAACTCTTGTAAATAAGCTTGTTGATGCAGGTTTTGTTAATTTAAAGGATGAATTTGTTCTTAACAAAACATTTATTTCAAATTTTCCTGATTATTCGCTAGGCAAATGTGATTCATTTGTTGCATTAGCTAGGAAACTTCAAAGTGAAGGAAAGAACATAGTGATAGACAGGTTACATATCACTGAAATTGTTTACGGTTTGACAGTTAGAGGTGAAGCAAATTTAAAAGGCTGCTTTGCAATTGATATGGAGCTTGCAAACATGAATGCTATCCTTTGCTTAGTAAATCCATCAAATTTGGAATTGTCAAATGAGTTAGCGGGTGAGGACCAATCAACACGAAATGGGTTGTTTGGGCATTACGTTGGAATGTCATCAATGAGGAAGATAATTTGTGATTATACATTTTTGGATGAAGTTGCAAATTATATAATTGTTGAAACATTCAAATATGATTTTTACTTTGCAAGTCCATTCTTTAATCCTGAGCAGGTTGAACGTGAAGAAAGAATGATTGCACATTTAAGAAAAATTGGTTATAAGGTTTTTAGCCCAAAGGAATCATGTCACTTAGATGCAAAAGCATCACAAAGTTCAAGGGAAGATGTTTTTAGCAGTAATTGTAAAGCTATCAATCAATCAAGGGCGGTTTTTGCAGTAACAGATGGTAAAGATATGGGGACTATCTGGGAGGCAGGTTACGCATTTGGAATAAATAAACCAATTATTTACTTTGCTGAAACGCTTGGTGACAGGCAATTCAACTTAATGCTTGCACAATCAGGTCGTGATGTTTTTACTTCACAAGATGAAGTCACATATGAAACATTATCAAGTGTGTTAAAAGGGAACAGAAGAAAGTTTAGGGGTGATATAGAATGATAATTGATGACTTTAATGTATATAAGTTAAGTAATATCATAAGATATAGCCAGCTAAATAAAATAAAGCATGAAACGGTAGCGGAACATTCGTATTACGTTTCATGGTTTGTAAACAGGTTATGTACAAAGTATAAAGTTTGTGATAAAATAAGGTTAATGGCTTTAGAGGCTGCTATTTTGCATGACATTCCGGAGGTTATTACCAATGATATAACCTATGATGTTAAAAGAATGATACCTGAGGTTCCTGCTTTGTTGCAGCCATATGAGGAAGAGGCAATAAAGGAGCATAGTGAAAGGTCATATAAGGTATTATTTAATCCAGAAACAAAAGAGGAGTTTATCGCAAAAAGGATAGTTAAGCATGCAGATGTTTTATCAGTTTTGCAATATTGCCAGAACGAAGAAATGCTTGGAAACAAGAATTTTACAGAGCTTAGAAAAGCGACAGAAGAAAGAGTTAAAAAATCAAAAGCAGAGTTATTGTTAGTGTTAAAGGAGGAACAAGATGCCGAAGAATAACGATTTACAACCAGTAAAATTACCTATGGCTATTAGGTTTGGTGAAAGACCACAAACAAACTTTAAGAACAATTTGGATTCAATTAAAGTCACTTTAATGCAAGCGCCAAGTATGGATGACTTAAGAAAATATCTTCCTGGGTTTGCTAATGCAACATGGTCTGAGTTACCAAGTGATTATGATAACCTTCCAAACTTTAAGAAGGACAATATGATAAGAGAGGTTTTTCTTGGTAAAACACTTCCAACAGCTCTTGAAACAATTAACCTTAATTTTAGAATTGAGGGAATAAGTTTGCAGGAAGTAACTCATATAATTAGATATAGGCAGGCAAGCTTTAGTGCTGATTGTTCAGGGGATAAATGGTGGACATATAAAGATGCATTGGTTCCTAACAGTATTCAACATAGTAACGGTTCATGTGATGGTGATGATGCTTTTTATGGAACTGGAGTTCCAATTGCTCCTGATGATTTTCATGCTAGATATAAGCAAATTGTTGAAATGGCTAAAGAACTTTATTGTGATATGATTGACAGTAAGAAAATTAGTATCATGGATGCAAGGTACATATTGCCTAGGTGCTTAGAAACATATTATTATATGAGAATCAGTTTAAAAGATGCATTACATTTTATTAAGCAAAGAATCGATAAGCAGATTCAGCCTGAAACTGACAATGTAATTGCATATCAGATGTATTGTGAAATATTAAAGCAATATCCTGTTGCAAATGGTATTGTTGATATTCATTCACCTTCATGGTTTTATATCAACACAGCAAGAACAGGTAAAGCAACCAACCTTTATTTCCCTGATGCTGATAGTGATAAGTTTGAATGGAATGAGAATGATTTCATTTATCAGTGTTATAGGAATGAAATGAATGGAACCGATGAAACGGCAACAAATCATTTCGATACAGTTCTTAAGGAAACAGAAAAATGTATAGAGCTGATTGAGGAAGCAAATGAAAGTGAGCTTAGTTGGGTTTATACAAGAGAGGCGGTTATGTAATGTTTATATTCAGTAAGAATGATTACATTAAAATTATTGAAGGATTAAAGAAGTCGGGAATTGAAGTAAATGGAACATATGAACATATTGCTGCATCAATAAAACTTACTTGTGATACAAAAAGAATTAAAGAGATTTTTAGTATTTCTGATGAATTTGAACGTGAGTTTGTTGAAGCGATTACACATTTCAAGGAAAAGAAAATTGGTCCATACATAACGGAAAAATATTTCGGTTTAATACCAGCATTAAAAGAATCAATGAGGCAACTTGTAGATGACTGTGTTGAGACAAGAAGATGTGTAATTCAATTCCCACCGGAACATTGTTTTCAGTCAATGCAATTTATTTTAAGGGAAAACACAGTGAATGTTGTTTGTTACATGAGAAGTTGTGATGCTGTTAAAAACTTACCACATGATATTTGGATTTGTTCAAAAATGGCTGACATTTATTCTTCATATTTAGAAAGCATGTTAAAAATACACCCATATGCTGAGCGTAAAATATCAATTTCGTTCGGTAGTTTACATGTTTATAAAGAGGACGTAAAAGATGTATTTTGAAATGCATAAGCATTCTCACTATAGTATGTTCGATGGGTTTGATAAAATCAACAATATTGTGGCCTATGCAAAAGAGCTGGGCCACAAAGCTGTTGGATTATCAGACCACGGAAATGCATGTGGGATAATTCAATTATATCTTGAGTGTAAAAAGCAAGGGTTAAAACCTCTTATGGGTGTAGAGGCATATTTTCAACCAAAATTTAGTGCAGGTGGTCATAAGTTTCATTTGTGCTTGTATGCTTACAACAACGAAGGATATGCAAACTTATGTAGGATAATTTCAGAGGCAAATGATAAGAATTTCTATAGGACAATGACGGTTGACTTTGAGTTGCTTGAGAAATACACTGAAGGAATTATTTGCACAAGTGCTTGTATTGCAGGATTTTTATCACAAGCTGTTGTTAAAAAGAAAACGAACATAGCTGTTAAGGCTGCTAAAAGATTTAAAAAGATTTATGGTGATAACTTTTATATTGAGTTACAGCCCATGATTGTTGAGGAAAGAAAAACAGACATACAGAAGTATGTTAATGAAAAATTGATGGGAGTTGCTGAAGAGGTTGGCATAAAAACTATTCTTACAAGTGATTCACATTTTACAAGAAAAGAAGATTTTGACAGTTATCTGATGATGCATAGGCTTGGTAAAATAGGGGCTGAAAAAGGTGAAGGTTTTACTATTGAGCATATTGAACAAACATATAAAGAGCGATATATGCATAGTGAAAAAGAGATATGTTTGAAGTTTGCAAAGATGCATGGGTTTTATCCTCAGGAACAACTTGATGCAATGGACGAAATATATGATAAGATAGATATTGACCTTGATTTTAGCGGTAGCATTCCTGAGTGTGATGACTATGATGACAATGAAAAAGCATTAACTAAAATTTGTCAACAAAAACTAAAGGACACAGGAAGGTGGACGAAGGAATATATTGACCGTGCCAAGTATGAGATTTCAGTTATTAAAGGTCATGGATTATGTGATTATTTCCTTATTGTTCGTGAGTATGTTCAATGGGCAAAGGAAAACAATATTTATGTAGGTCCTGGTCGTGGTAGTTGTGGTGGTTCATTGGTAACAGAGCTGCTTGGTATTACAGAGATTGACCCGATAGTTGTTGGTACAGACTTTGACCGTTTCTTAAGACCAGATAAGAAAAAGATGCCTGATATTGACTTGGACTTTGAAAATGGAAGGCAACAAGAAGTAATTGAGCATATCATTACAAAGTATCAGGGAAGGGCATCAAAAATATCTACATTTGGATATTATAAATCAGCAAACTTAATCAATGATTTGTGTAAGGTTTATGAAATACCAAGTCAAGAGGTAGCAAGGATAAAATCAATATTACAAGCACATGTTCCAGAGATGGCACACTTTGAGTTTGAAGATATTGAGTATGAAGAAGTAATGAGAGATAGGCAGGTTGCTGAAATTGATAAAGATTACACACATTTTGTAAAGCATTTCTGTATGTTGTGTGGTCAGGTTAAATATTATGGCCAACATCCAGCAGGTGTGTTAGTAACAAAAGGTGACATTGCAAGTTGGGTTCCAATGATGAAAGTAAAAGGCATGATGATTTGTTCATACGACAAATATGATTGTGAAGCAATGGACATGGTAAAGTTTGACGTTCTTGCATTAAAAACACTCAACGTATTGCATGAAATTGAAGAGGCAACAAATGATAGGTTCGACAGAAGACATATTGATGATGATGTTGAATATGAAATGTATCAACGATTTAGTGAAGGAGCCACACTCGGTATATTCCAGCTTAATAAAGATGCAGCAAGAAATATTCTTAGAGACATTAAAGCAGATACCATTCAAGACGTTATCGCCGCAATATCACTCAATCGTCCTGGAACACTTAAACTTAAAACTCACGAGCAATATGCAGCAAATAAGCAAAATGTTGACGACACAACAGTATGGTATCCGTACACCAAGGACGCCCATGGTTCAATCATTTATCAGGAACATGTTATGAGAATTTGTAAAGGGTTAGCTAACATGCCTATGGATAGGGTTGATAAGCTTATGAAATTTAAGTTCTCAGAGGAAGAAAGAGGTCATCTTAAAGAGGAATTTATGGCTGGTGCTAAGGAACATTCTGGGTTATCTGGAAAGGTCACAGGGCCATTGTTCGATGCTATGGCGTTATATATGTTCAACAAAGGACATGGTGCAGGTTACGCTTTAATAAGTGAGTGGATGATGTATCATAAAGTTAAACACCCTACAGAGTTTTGGTTTGCAACACTTAAATGGGAATATGATGAACGCAAGAGGCATAAGTTTGAAACAGAGGCAGCAAGTGAAGGAATACTACTTTTCATTCCTCATGTAAATTACTCATCTGATTACAGTATCAGAACTATTGAAGGTGAAAAAATTATTCAAATGGGGTATAACTCAATCAAAGGTGTTGGTCCAAAAGCAGCTGAGGAAATAGAGGCTGAGCGTCGTAAGAATGGACCATTCAAAAGCTATGATGATTTTGTTGATAGATGCAAATCAAGGGCAGTAACGTCAAGGGTAATTGATGCATTGTTAACAGATGGAGCATTGGAGTTCAAAAAGAAAGTATACATCGAACGTGTTAAAAAATACAATGCATCGTTGTATATGAAAGGGTTACGAAAATAAATCAAAAAGGGTATGTACATCTGCAGTAGACGTGATATAATATAATTGACAAACAAATAAAGGCCCACTTAGGTGGGCTTTACTCATTTAAGGAGGAACACAGATGTTTGAAGATTACAAAGTAGTATACTGCCGAAATTGTTCACATTCAGTTTTCCCACAGGAAACAGCACCATGGGGTATGTGTTGTGAACCAGAAAAAGGAAGGAAAACAGTATGCAAAACAGTTGCAACGACTTGCAATAAATTTAATTGGAAAGGAAAAACAAATGGCGAAGACGAACAAAGAAGCAATTATGAAACTGTGCAAAGAAATCGAAGCAAAAGAAGGAGAGGGTACAGTATATAGTTTGGGTTCAAAAAAAGCAAATCTTAACATAACACGATGGAGCACAGGTATTGAAGACCTTGATGAAATACTTGGTGGTGGGATGCCTGAAGGACGTGTGGTTGAGATATATGGACCTGAAAGCTCAGGTAAAACAACATTGCTTTATCATTTGTGTGGGTTACATAACATGGCATTGGACATTCCTGTTGAGGGAACTTTTGATGCAGATAGGGCAAGGGTTTTTGGTAATAGGCCAAAACAATTATTGATATATCGTCCAAAATACGGTGAGGAAGCAATGAATAGGGCAATTAAGTTTGCACAAGCAGGAATCCCGTTGATAGGGTTTGACAGTGTTCCAAGCCTTGTCCCAAAAGACGATGTGGACAAAGTAATGCAATCGGCAAATAAAAACTCAATAGAGGAACTGCGTATCGGAGGAACAGCAAGGTTGCTTAATAAATACCTTCCACCATTAGAAGAGATTATTGAGGTAACAGGAACAACTTTAATTTTTATAAATCAGGTAAGGGACAAAATGGATGCAATGATGTTTGGTGAAAAGACACAAACACCTGGGGGTAGGAAACTTAAGCATGCATGCTCTTTACGAATACAGGTAGCAAGAAAGGCATGGATTGAGATTCCTAACAAAAATCCAAAGAAAACCGAAGCCAATGAAAAGGTTGGCATGATTATGAAATGTAAGGTTGTTAAGTCAAAGGTATGCAATCCAATGGGTGAATGTGAAATACCATTATTCTTTGACAGAGGGTTTGTAAGTTTTGATGATGTTCAATCAATAAGAAAAGAGTTAATGAAGCAAAGGGCGGAACAATTTGGTAAGAGAGTTCCAAAGGACTTTATGGAGGAAGATGACGATGAGTAATACAGTTTGTGAAGATATTGTAAGAGAACCAAGCCATTATAAACATGGGACATTTGAAACAATTGATGAGATGATTATTGTTTTTGGTCCTCAAAGAACTTATGATTATTGTATTATAAATGCTTGGAAATATAGGTCAAGAGCTCCATTCAAAGGCAACATGGAGCAAGATATGAAAAAAGCAAATTATTATCTTGAGATGGCTATGGAGATTGCAGAAAAGAATAAAGATTTAGTTTATTGTGGTGCACCTCAACTTATTAAAGTGGTTAAGGAGGTAAAACATGTCGAAGAATAATAAGCTGATAAATAGCATGCTTGAAATTGCAAGGCGTAATAGGGAGCAAAATGTAAGGGCGGCGTCTGAAAAAGACACACCTCAAATTTATTCAGCTTTGGCAGTTGCTTTATGGAACATGTTGGATTTACCAGAAGATGAAAAGGCTGATGCAATTGAGCAAATATTTGCTGAATCACAAACGGTTTGGGATTATTGCGTTGATAATAATATTGAGGTTGAACAGTATTGTTTTGATAAAACAGGAATCAGTATAAGAGGAAGCAGTGATGAGGAAGATAATTGAAAAAGTACAAAAAGAAGTTCCGTACTTTGAGGAGTACTTAATCGGTTGTTGTATAGAAAACTATGGTACTTCAAGATGCGGGAAGTTCAGAAATTATGGTTGTAAGAATGCTGCTAGATGTGAGGTTATAAGGAACAAAGTAAAGAGGTATAGTGATGGAAAGGCCTGATAAAGATACATATTATTTGGACATAGCTGTGGCGGTAAGTAAACGAAGTACATGCATAAGACGTCATTATGGTTGTGTGATTGTTAAGGATGATGTCATAGTGGCCACAGGATATAATGGAAGTCCAAGAGGTTGTGATAATTGTTGTGATATTGGTAAATGTTACCGTTGGGATTCTGAAAGGTACAATGGTTATGAAAATTGTCCAGCTGTACATGCCGAACAAAACGCACTTTTATCGGTTGATAGGGCACATAGTCAAGGAGCAATAATGTATCTAGCTTGTCAAGAAAACATTGGCAGGATATGGTTTGAAGATAAAGACCCAAAACCTTGTAATATTTGCCAACGAATGATACAAAATGCAGGTATCGATAAAGTAATAAACAGGAGTGGATTAGTATGGGGCTAATAGATGATATAAAAGCAAATGCCCAAGACAATGGGACAAAAATACAGAGCTCAGATGCAGCAGAGATAGAAAAGCTTTTTAACTCGTTGTTCTATGCAAAAAAGAACATGGAGGAGGAAGTTAAGTTTGTAAAGCAAATGTTTACAAGAGGTGGCGATAGCACAGAGCGTTATGGGTTACATACAAGTGCAATAATCGTTAGTGATGATAAGTTTTGCTTTAGGGAGCAAGTTCTTTCCTTATTATATAAGCAGGCACAGGGTGAGCACGTTCCACAAAACTTAATCAGGATATTTGAGGAAGGAAATGCAATTCATGAAAAGTGGCAGAGGTTGTTTATCAGGGGTGGACTTTGTAAAGCTGAGGATTGTGATTTTAGTAAGTTTTACAAGAAGTATGAGGTTGGTTATACGCCTGATGCGATTATTACGATTAACGGTAAGAAATATATTGTGGAGATTAAGTCGGTAAATACATACCAATTTATGAAAATGACATCGCATCCAACTGCTAGTAAGCAAGTGCAAATGTACATGCATTTTTCAGGAATCAAAGATGGAATAATCCTTTGTGAGGATAAAAATACACAGGACTTTAAAGTGTTTGTTGTTAAGTACAATCCTGATATTGTTGCTAAATATCTTGAGAGGTTGGAGGCAGTACAATATTATAAGAATCGTGTGTTTGAGGAAGGAAAGATGGTAAAGCGTTGTCCTCAATGTACAAGTAAAGTATGCAAAAGGGCAATAGGTTGTCCAATGCGTGATGCTTGTTGGAATACAGGAAAGGGAAGGATAAAGCTTAACCATGTATAAGAAGATAGTTATTGGGATAGACCAGTCATATACCCGTACTGGTATTAGTATAGCCGGTGATGGTAAGTTACTTAAGGTTGGTTATATTCCTTTTGAACCTTCTGAGTGTCATTCTGAGAAACGTAAAAAGGTTAAGGATAAACTAACCCAAATAATAAAGTTAAACAAGCACAAAGCCTCACAGATGGTTATAATAGTTGAGCGAATCAGACAGTTTTCAGGTGGAAATTTAAGCATGGACTATATAAAAAGCACAGGTGCACTTATTGGTTGTATTGTTGATACAGCCGCTGAATACGGTGTATCTGTGTTTAGTGCTGATACAAGGAGCTGGAAAAGTCAGGTTGTAGGCACAAGTGTTCCTCGAGCAAATAAGTACAACGTGGACCCAAAGAAATGGCCAACAATAGAGTATTTGTTAAGCCGTAATGACGTTGTACAAGATGACTTGCTTGTTGAGGTTGGAAAGCGTAGTAAGAAGTTTGCATATTGTATTGAGGGTACTAAATATTGCTTTAATGACGACGCTGCTGACAGTGCTTGTATCGCTTTGTATGGTTTTGCAAAGGGTAGAAGTTTAAAACGTGAGGAGTGAGGTAAATGTCAAATGCACCATGTAAAAATTGTGCAGACAGAAAGGTAGGTTGCCATGGGTTATGTTCAGTTTATAATAATTGGGCATTGCAACACAAGGAAGAGGCGAAATGGGAAAAGGACTCAAGGTACATAATTCATAAAAGCGACTTTGTAGGAACAAGCCCTAAGCCAGGAAAACATAGAAAAACTAGGGGTACGAAGTAAGCCTTGCGTACACGGTACTATACTTATATAAGTATTTATAAAATAAGTATGTACATTTTGTTTAAAACATGATATAATATAATCAAACAACAAAACAGTATATGGAGGTATATATAATGAAGGAATCAGTTCAGGAGTTAAAAGGAAAGACATCATATATCAGGGAGTTTGATAGTTTAAGTGAGTTTGAGGGTTATATAACAAACACTCCATTAAACAAATCATTCCAGTGGAAAAAGCTAAGCTCCACAAATGGAAGTTATGGTTTTACACAAACACACAGTTATGAAGAGGCAACTAAGTTGTTCAAGGACGGTTGGAACAGCATGGCACAGGAAATTACAAACAAGCTCAAAGTAATTAAGAATCAGTCAGTTGATGAGTATGTTCAAAAAGTTATGTATGATGTTGTTGGGTTCCAAGCATCAGTTCCGAGATACTTACAAGGGCTGCCAACAAGCATGGTTAACAAAAAGCAAGTAGTTGTTAAGCAAAAAGTAATTACATTAAACAAAGACGTTAGTTACAATTGCGGTATAACAACTGAGCAAATAGTAAAAGCAAGCATTGAAACACTTCAGTTAATAAAGAAGATTGAGGCACAAGGCGTTAGGGTTAACTTAAACTTAGTTTGGGGTGTTGAGGAAGGAAAAACAAGAGAGGTTGTTAAGATTCGCTTAAAATCAGCAAACGAACGATTGAACATAAGTAAATTAGCTTTCCCACTGGTTCATCCAAGTATGCTAAGACGACTGTTGTTTAGATATATGGAGGTTGCTCCTACAATTCACGATGGATATACTTATGCTTATGGTTATCCGCTTGATGGTTTAAAGTTAAAACAATACTGCAAAGATGAATATGTTTTACCAAGGCTTTTCAATGGAAATATTGCTTCACTTGGTGACTTAGGTACAATTTGTAATCTAACAGACAAGATAGTTAATGGAAAGAACGATGCAGTAAAAATAAATTAAAAAAAATGCAAATAGGGGGTGTACAAAGCTCCCTTTTGTGTTATAATAGAATCATCAAATAAAACAGTTAGCCAAGATGGCACAGGAGGAAGATAAAATGGAAAACAAATTTGAAGTAAAGCAAATAATTCCGGCACAAAAGAAAGGTTACGTAGTAATCGAGGTTATGTACTATGGTACAGGAAAAACCTACACATTTGTTCGTAAGAACTACAACGATTCAGCAGTTATTGAGGGGTACAGGATAACATTCCATTACAACAGTGGAAAGTACTTAGTAGATAAGGTTGAACAGGAATACGAAACAGCTGGAAAGAAGGTCACAAACACATCAAACAAAGGGATTGCTGATAGTATTAAAGAGGAAATTTTAAAGAAGGACCTCGGGGAAGTAGTTAAAGAAAGCAAACCGGCTTGGAAAAATCCAGGAGAGGTTTTCCATCACAAATTTGAAATGATTAAGACATGTGTTGAAAATAAAATTCCAGTTTATTTAGCAGGTCCTGCTGGTTCAGGTAAAAACCACACATTGGAACAGATAGCTAAAGTAATGGATTTGGAATTTTACTTTACCAACTCAGTACAACAGGAATACAAGCTTACAGGCTTTATAGATGCAGGTGGCAAATTCCATGAAACAGAATTTTACAAGGCATTCAAAAATGGCGGTTTATTCTTCCTAGATGAAATGGATGCAAGCATTCCAGAGGTTTTGGTTTTACTTAATGCAGCTATTGCAAATGGATACTTTGAATTTCCAAATGGAAAGGTAACAGCACATGAGGACTTCAGGGTAGTTGCGGCTGGTAACACAGTTGGTTCTGGGGCTGATGAGGCTTATACGGGACGTATGGTGCTGGACCAAGCAACACTTGATAGATTCGCTATTATTGAATTTGGTTATGATTTAAAGATTGAGCTTAGTATTGCAAAAGGAAACACAGACTTAGTAACATTCATTGAGGACTTAAGAAAACAAGCTGATGAAAAAGGCATAAGAGCTACATTCTCTTACAGATGTATTTCAATGGTTGTTAAACTTGAGGCAACAGGAATGAGCATTGAGGAAATAATAAAAATAGCAGTTGTTAAAGGTATGGATAAAGATACAATTAACACTTTCAACACAAACACAGGCAACAAATATTCAGAGGCATTATACAAAATAAAAAAGGCAGCATAGGGGCTATGTAGCCCCACCCTTTATGGGTGCTGTGGAAAGTAAAAGGTAAAGGTATGGAAGCAAAAGTAACAAATACATTCGGAATCAAATATTTAAGTAAAGGTAGACCTGGGAAAGG